GCGTACAGCGCAAAGTCAGGCGAGTTAGTAGAGGAGGTGGGGTTTATCCCGCACGCCTCTGTGCCGGGGTCTGGCGCGTCGCCTGACGGTTTCGTGGGCGAGGGACTCGTAGAGATTAAATGCGCCAACACCGCCACCCATCTGGAATACGTTTTGAGTGGCAAACCACCGCAGAAATACATCACGCAGATGCAATGGCAGATGGCGGTGACGGGTGCGCCGTGGTGTGATTTCTGTAGTTACGACCCACGCCTACCCGAGCATCTGCAACTGCTGATCGTGCGGGTTCCGCGAGATGACGAGTACATCAAGATGCTTGAGCAGGAGGTCACAAAATTCCTGCAAGAGTTGGACGAGAAAGTTAACAAACTGGAAAAGGTGAAACTGTGAGCGACAAATACGATAACTCTGGCGTACTGTTTAAGAACGACAAGGGCGACAACCCCAAGCGCCCGGACTTTCGGGGCAGCCTGATGGTAGGAGGCGTTGACCACAACATATCAGCCTGGATCCGCGAATCCAGGAAATCGGGCAAGAAGTTTCTGTCGTTGCAGGTTGAGGAAAAGGCCGCTGAGTTAAAGGGTGGTCGGAACGACGGCCCTGGCAAAGTGACAGAACCCAAACCGCGCAGCAGCCTGATGGTAGGAGGCGTTGACCACAACATATCAGCCTGGATCCGCGAATCCAGGAAATCGGGCAAGAAGTTTCTGTCGTTGCAGGTTGAGGAAAAGGCCGCTGAGTCAAAGGGTGGTCGGAACGACGGCCCTGGCAAAGTGACAGAACCCAAACCGCGCACGACGAACGTTGAGAACTGGTCAGATTTTGATGACTTTTAATGCGTGTGTTTATCGGGTACGACCGCCGCGAGGACATCGCGTATCGGGTAGCGAAAGCCTCGCTCTTGAAACACTCCAGTATCCCGTTGGAAATTACCCCGGTGGTGCAGAACGATCTACGCTATCGGGGAATTTACCAGCGAGAGCCTGACCCGCTTTCTTCTACAGAATTTTCGTTTACGCGGTTCCTGACCCCGTACCTCGCTGGATACACCGGGTGGGCTTTGTTCTGTGACTGCGACTTTTTGTTTCGGGGGGACATTGCTTCTGTCACCGACTACATGGACGGGGCAAAGGCGGTGATGTGCGTACCGCACGAATACACACCGCCCGAAACGGTCAAGATGGACGGTAAGGCGCAGCATCAGTATCCGAGAAAGAACTGGTCATCGTTCATGCTTTTTAACTGCGAACACCCACAAGTCAAGACCCTGACTCCAGAGGTGGTCAACACGCAGACGGGCATGTATCTACACCGCTTCCAATGGTTGGCAGACGACCTGATCGGTGAGTTGCCAATCGCGTTTAACTACCTTGAAGGCTGGCACACCAAAGACGACTGCCCAAACCCCATCGCCGTGCATTTCACTCGGGGTGGGCCGTGGTTCAAGGATTGGGTGGACGTGGAATACGCTGCCGAGTGGAACGCGGTGGCGAAGAAGATTCAACTCAGCAACAAGTTCGCGTACGGCATCGAATGAAACGCATCTTTCCCAGAAACTCGCGCCCCGAGGACATCGCGCACGCGGTGTTGCGGATGGCGCAGCAGTTACCGACCGACAAGGCGTGGGCGGTGACGGTTGAGATTTGGAGGAAGCCGCGCACCAACCAGCAGAACGCCTATCTCTGGGGCGTCGTGTACCCCGCCATCCTCGACGGCGGCGGTGAGGCGTTGCGCGGCTGGACACGCGACGACCTGCACGATTACTTTTTAGGCGAGTGCTTTGGCTGGCAGACGCTGGAAGGGTTTGGGCGCAAGCGGATGCGCCCGTTCAAGCGTTCCTCCGCGCTAAACAAACAAGAGTTCAGCGATTTCCTCGATTGGCTCTCTGCCAAGACAGCAGAAATGGGCATTGTGATACCTGAACCCATCACTACTACCTACGAGGGCTTTTGACATGATGCAAACCGACTTGGTGTTCGACCGCGCAGAGAGTAATCGGCGAAAAGCTGACGGCATGGCCGTCGCTGCTGACCATGCGCCGCATCTGCTCGGCAAGGCGCGAGAGATTGCGGTGGAAATTGCGCTGAGTCGAGGCGTCGTCACTGCGGATGATGTCGGCCTAGAGCTGGCACGCCGTGGTTGGCCCAACTGCCTCGGCCCCGCTGCTGGGTCGATCTTCAAGACCAAAGATTGGGCGTTCACCGGCACCTTCGTTTCCTCGACCAGAGTAACCAACCATTCGCGTTTGCTGCGAGTTTGGAAATTGCGATGACCCCCATCATGATCGAAGCACTGACGGAAACGGCTTTTTACCTGCTTCTGTTTGGCATGGCCTGGGCGGCTACTGTCAAGCGGCGCAGGAGGCCGATGGCCCGCTTTTCCAGAAGAAAGAAACGGCATGGGTGCATGGAGGCATCAACGGGGAAAGCAAATGGTCGGTAAAGAGCCGTTCGGGGCGTTCGTCCGGCGTATACGGGAGGAAAAAGACCTCGGGTTGCGCGAGATGGCTAAGAAAATCGGGATCAGCCCCACCTACCTGTCCATGTGCGAGCGTGACGAAATCCCGCCGCCCCCTGAAAACAGGGTTCGGGCAATCGCAAAGGAACTTGGGTGCGATGTCGATGACTTGCTGGCACGGGCGGGCCGGGTGTCCAGCGACATCTCGGACATCATCAAGCGTCACCCGGTGCAACTGGCCGCGCTGCTGCGGGCCACGCAGGGCATGTCGGATGATGACATCAACCGGCTGGTCAGAAAACGACGTGATAACTTACGCAAACATGCCAAGGGCCGGGGCTGCATGGTGCGATTGCCTTGCTGCAACCACAATTCTGAAACGGTCGTGCTAGGTCACATCCGCATGGCAGGCATCAGCGGCATGGGCCACAAGGCCGACGATCTTCTAGGCTCATGGGTGTGTTCAGCGTGCCACGCCGAGGTAGACGGCCAGACCCATGTAACTGGGCTATCGCGTGATCAACTGCGCCTTGCTCATTTTGAGGGGATGGCGCGAACCATTGCACAATTACGAAAAGAGGAGTTGGTATGACCCGCGACGAAATTTTTAGAATGGCTCACGAAGCTGGACTGAGAACGCCATGGGATTTGATGGAATATCAATTGAAATTTGCCGCCCTCGTTGCCGCCGCCGAGCGGGAGGCAATTTTGAAGTTGGCTGATCCGCTTGGCAATGTAGACGTTGACGCGATTCGGGCGAGGGGCGAATGAACTTCTGGTGCGACACGCCATGGGAACGGTTCATAGAGGCTTTGCGGCGGGAGTGCATCGTGTGAACTTCAAAACAAAACCCCCGAGGATTACTCCCCGAGGGTCTTATTCAGGCCGTTGTTACGGCCTGAAACGGCGTACCAGCGCGTGCCCGACTCGTGTTACGGCGTACCAGCGCGTGCCCGACTCGTCGGTGTAGTCCCGTTTTGGCTCCCGCCCACAAGGGCAACCGTGGAGCCACCCACCGTTGTAGGTGTCGCCTCTGGCTTCCACTCGTTCTGCAAGTTTCTCTGCGTCCGCCTCGCTTGAACAGAAGATTATGGAGAGACAGATCCTCTCAGATACCTTCGCAGGACTCGTCGGGGGGTCCGCCCAGGGTGCCCGCAGCTTCCGCTTCGGGAACTCTTGGGCAATGACGTTCATGTCATCCAAGAGTCTGGCAAGCTCACGCTCATCCACCGACTGCTTTGAATCAGCCATTGGTTTGTCCTTCCAAGTTGTTAAAGAACGTATGGAATTATTCGAATTCCATTCTGGCATTATATCAAACTTGAGACAACTTGTCAACCCCTACAACTTATCAACAATCAATGACTGAGGCTGGCCTTGAGAATTGTTCCGTTGTAAAATGATCTAGTGTTACACGTTGAATCAAACGTCCCCCTACCCGACGATCACCCCCGGCTGAAGTACCCGTTCGATGATATGAACGTCGGTGATAGCTTCCTGCTCACCGACCACTCGATGGTCAAGAACGCCCGCAGCGCCGCGTGGATGTACTCCCGGCGGCACGACATGAAGTTTGCGTGTCGCAAAGCCGAGGGCGGCTGGCGAGTTTGGAGGATGGCCTGAGAGTACAGGGGGGGGGTGCGACACGCCATGAAACGGTTCACAGAGGCTTTGCGACGTCGGCTCTGGACGGTGAATTGGCGACGGCGGCTCTGGACGACGGTGAAGTGGCGTCACGTTCCCCCGCCCAACTGGGCGTCTAAG